TCGATGGCTTTGGGTGGGAGACTGATCCCGAGGCAAAGGGTCGCAAGATGCTTGAAGACGCGGAAGCCGCTGAGCGTCGCAAGGCCGTTGCCTAATGGCTTCGGTCATCGTCCGCTGCAAGCTTTGCGGGGCAGACAACACGATCCCGTTGCAAGCGCTTGGCTCTAAACCGCACTGCATCGAATGCACCTCACCGCTGAACGTGAGCAACCAGCGCGAGCCTGCGAAGAGGGCAGAGCGACGCGACCCGCTCGAAGGATTCTGACGGTCCAGCCGGCCAATCTCCGTGATCTGGCTTACATCGCCGCCAACATGCGGCCTGCCGATCGCGCAGAAGTCGAATGCCAACTAGACCGATGGGATGCAACAGCCATCGCGGCAATGTCGCTGCAAGGCTACGCTTACACGGTTGAACTAGACGGAAACCCTGAAGCGGCGTTCGGCGCCGGGCAGGTGCGGCAAGGCTACTGGATCGCCTGGAGCTGGGGAACCCGCAAGCTATGGCGCTGCCTTCCCGCAATGATCGACTACATCGAACATGACTTGCAGCCACGTGTGTATGCGGACGGCGCGAGACGTGTCGAGGCGCGAGCGCTGTCCTCCCACAGCCTCGCGCACCGCTTCTTAGAACGCATTGGCGGACATAGGCGCTGCGATCTGCCGGCATACGGCAAGAACGGCGAAGACTTCGTTTTGTACGACTGGACTAGAGAAAGTTGGGGCAAGCATGTGCTTCTTCAAGATGCCCGAGATGCCAAAGCCGGAGCCGCTACCGCGCGTTCCGCAGCCTGACGCTGACGTGATTGCGCAACGCTCGGACTCCGCTCGTGCTCTCGCTGCCAAGGGCGGCACCGCGGGCAACATCAACACGGATCTGAACCCGAGCGAAGTCACGGGTGCGCGTCCGGTCCTCAAGCCTGCGAATGCCGTCTACCTTGGCCAGTAAGCCTGAGCCGTCCTACGCAGAGCCGGCTGGCGGGAGTGAAGGCAGCTCGATCGCGCGTGACATCTGTGCGCGACAGGAGCGCCTCGAAGAGAAGCGCCGCTATTACGAGGACGTGTGGCTTGCCGTCGCTGAATACTGCGCTCCGGATGCGCCTGAGTTCCTGCGCTATGGCTTTGCGGATAAGTCGGACAATCAGGTATCGCGCTCCGATCGCCGCACGCGGCGCACCTACGACACTACCGTAAGGGTAGGGCAGCGCCGCCTGGCTGCTGGCCTCGAAAGCCTGATCACGCCGCAGAATGAGAAGTGGCACGGCCTGACCACGGCCATGTTCAATGACGAAGAGACCGACGAGGAAAAGGAGTGGGGCGAGAGCCTGCGCGACTTCCTCTTTGGTCTGCGCTACTCGGCCGCCACGGGCTACGTGCCATCAATGCAGCAGGTCTACGCCAACATCATCCGCTTTGGTCCTGCCTACCTCTACATGGAAGAGGACAACACGGGCCGGCATGTGCGGTATGCCTCGATCCCGGTGTCTGAAGGGTGGGTTGCCCGCAATCGTTGGGGTGAGCCGGACACGTTCCATCGGCTCTACAAGCGATCAGCTCGCCAGTGTGCGCAGCACTTTGGCGAGAAGTTGCCGCAGAAGATCAAGGACATGGCTCGCGACCCGAAGAAGTGTGACGAGCAGGTCGAGATTATCCACGCGATCTACCCGAACAACGATCGCAAGACGATCAACCTCGGCGACACGTCTCGCTACATCGATGGCCCCTACAAGTCCTGCCACGTTATCAAGGGCGAAGAGTATCTAGTCCGCGAGCGCACCTATAACGCTTTCCCGGTCTCCTGCTTCAATTGGGCGCGGGATGACGGCGACGACTACGGCACCTCTCCGGTTATCGAGATGCTGACCGAAGTACGCGAAATCAACGTGGTCAAGAAAGACGCGCTGCGCATGGTGCAGCAGATGGGCGATCCCGCGATCGGGCATCACTCGAAGATTGATGACGTGCCGCCGCTCGATGCCGGCGCCCGATTGCCGGGCATGATTGACGAGCAGGGACGCCCCCTCTTCGCGCCGATGAATACCGGCATGCGTCCCGACTGGGCGTTCCAGTATATCGAGAAGTCGCAGCAGAACATTCAAGAGGGGCTTTACGTCAACCTGTTCCAAGTGCTCGCCTCGAAGCCTGGCGACCAGACCGCTACTGAAGCTCTGATCCGACAGGAAGAGAAGGGCGCGCTGCTCGGTCCTGCTGGCTCGTCCATTCAGGCGGGCTTGTCGATGCAGGTTGATCGCGAGCTATCGATCCTCGAAGCGCAGGGCATCTACGAAGAGGGCTCGCGGTTCGTCCCGCCTGAAACTCTCGGCGGGAAAAACATCCGTCCGAACTTCACGTCGCCGCTCGACATCATGCGCAAGGCCGGTGAGGCAAGGGCGACGGTTGAAGCGGTTGGCTTCGCTACGTCTGTGGCTGCGGTCGCTCCGGATATTCTCGACAACATCGACTTTGACGAGGCGCTGCGCACTGTTCACGGCGCAGGCCGCGCACCGCAGAAGATCCTCAAGCGTCGCGAGGAAGTCGAAGAGGCGCGCAAGGCCAAGGCGGCGGCAGCTCAGGCTCAACAGGGTCTAGCAGGTGCTGCGGCTATGGCTGGCATCGCCAAGGATGCGGTTCCGGCAATGGCGCAGGCCGCTCAGGCGGGCATGCTGCCGGGCCTCGCACAGCAGGCGCCGGCTCAGTAATTTAACCGGGAGAACGACATGGCTGCGAAGAAGAAGGAACCGTTGCCGGGTGTGAAGTCCGCCGCAACGCTAACGGTGCTCGAAGCATCGAAGATGACGAAGCAGGGCCGGGCCGACATTGCTCGATGGCTGGTCAAGCTCGCTCGGCAACTTGAGACCGATGGTTACCTCTACGAGGACAAGTTCCGGGCTCGCTACCTGTACGCGCCATGATTGATCAATTCATACCGGCCGCCGCTGCGCGGTATGTTTGGGACAAGGAAGCGCTCCAAGATATCTCGGGCGCTGATCCGACCGTATTCGAGCACAAGTGGCAGGACTTCATCGCGTTCAAGGATCGTATTGCATATCCATCGCGCCGCGGCGGTGCTTCATATGCGAAGGCTCCAGGCTCGGTGACGATCACCGCTGACGGCGTGTTCATCTCGGATGAGTGAACTTGCAGAATACGAAATCAGGTTGGCGTACTCGCGCCTCTTCAATGACAACGGCAAACCCGGCGACGCCAGGATCGTTCTTGAAGACCTTATGAATTATGTCGGCTGGCAGACTTTCGCATCCATCAAAGAGTTCAAGGGCTCGGCCGATAGCTGGAACGTAGTCTGCCACGAAGCAAACGGCAGGCGAGCGGTGTTTCACCGCGTCTACCGCTTCGCCGCTCAGTCGGAGAGCACGCTGCTTGAAATGCAGCGTCGCCTCCATCTGGCCGCGAGGAACTGAACCACAACCAAGGAAATCAAATGACTTTAGAGAGCGACGGGTCCGCGCAAGCGGGCGCCCCGGCGAACTCACAACCGAATGCGGAGAATGGGACTGCCGCGCTAGGTTCTGAACAATCGCCTTTTGCCGGTCTTCAAGATGAAGGCGCCCGAGCATGGGTCGAGAAGAAGGGCTACAAAACTGTAGAGGATGCGGTCAAAGCCGCGCATAGCCTCGAAGGCCGTCTCGGCGCTTCGGTGACTGTGCCTGGCGCTGATGCCAAAGCGGAGGACTGGGAAAAGTTCTACGCGAAAGTTGGCAGGCCGGAAAAGCCCGATCTGTACGAGTTCAAGCGGCCAAGCGATTTGCCGAAAGACCTGCCCTATGACGAAGCCCTCGCGGGCAAAGCCAAGGTGTGGGCTCACAAGGCGGGTCTTAATCCGCAGCAGGCTCAAGTCTTTCATGACGAGTGGGTGCGCGATCAAACTGCACAAGTGCAGGCGCACCTCACGGAAGTCACGAAACAAGTCGAAACCGCACACGCATCTCTTGTGAAGGAATGGGGTCCGGAGCAATCCGAAGGCTTCAAGACTAAGCATGAGATGGCAAACCGAGCGATCAAGAAACTCGGTCTGATCGATGGATTCAAGAAGTCGGGGCTCGTCCTTCCAGACGGCGCGCTGACTGATCCGGCCATCGCTATCGCGTTCTCGACAGTCGGCGAGCAGATGTTCGCTGAGGACAGGATTGACGGCGAATCGACTCCTGGCGGGCCAAACCCGTTTGAGGGCGAGCCAAACCTCACAGCCATCAAAGCCCTTCACGACCGTGACCCCAAACTCGCGCGCGAGAAGGCACGACAAGCGGGTAAAAACCCCGATGAATGGCTCGGCAGGCTAAGGACCTAGCTGACCAGCGTTCTCGTGCGCCCTTCTGAGAAGGGCCACACAAAATGGCTGACGCATATACCCGGATTTCGGACGTAATCCTTCCGGCACCCTACGCGCGCTACTCGTTTGAGAAGCACGTGGAAATTCTCGAAATCTTCCAGGCTGGCTTGCTTGCGACCGATGCGATGGTCTCCGGCAAATTCGGTGAAGGCGGCAAACTTGTTGAGCTGCCTGGCTGGAAGGATATGACGGCTGATGCGTCCGAGCCGGTCAACGACGACCCGGCTGACAGCATCGAAACCAAGAAGCTCTTGACCCGTTCTGAAACTGCCCTCCGGCAGTTCCGTGCGCAGTCGTGGGCGTGGCCTGACATCACGGCGGTTCTTGCTGGTGAGGATCCGGCAAAGGTCATTGCTGATCGTCAGACCGATTATTGGCAGCGCGCCATGAAGCGGTCCGTCCTCAACACCATC